TATGGTATTAGCTGGACATGATGTGCAGTCAATAGTAGAATCAAATACATATGATGGATTAGAAGCACACCTCAAATTTACCACCTGGAAGAAGATATGAGTACAACAGTTAAAAAGAGAAACGGTAGAGGGACAGAACCCCTTAACTTAGAAAAGATGCACAAGATGGTTGAGGAGGCTTGTAAAGATGTAGCAGGTGTGTCTGCAAGTCAAGTTGAGATACAATCTGGTATACAATTCTATGATGGTATCACCACAGCAGAAATCCAAGAGATCCTTATCAAGTCTGCTAGTGATTTAATTGATTTAGATCATCCTAATTATCAGTTTGTTGCTGCAAGACTTCTTTTATTTGCACTTAGAAAGAGTCTTTATGGGAAGATAAGAGAACTTCCTCATTTAGAGAGTCAGATTATGGGATGTACTAGTATAGATGTTTATGATAAAGACATTTATATGAAGTATTCTAAAGAAGAAATTGATAAAGCAAATAGTTTTATAGATCATAATCGTGACTTTTTGTTCACATATGCTGGTTTGAGACAAGTTGTAGATAAATATCTGGTACAAGATAGGAGTACAGGTCAAGCTTATGAGACTCCGCAATTCATGTATATCATGATTGCATTGACCATTTTTCAAAATTATCCTAAAGAAAAGAGGCTTAATTATGTCAGACGATACTACGACGCAATCAGCAAGCACAAGCTCAACATCCCAACCCCGATCATGGCGGGCGTACGGACCCCACTTCGTCAATTTGCATCTTGTGTTCTGGTTGATATTGATGACACCCTCGATAGTATCTTTAGCTCTGACATGGCTATTGGCAAATACGTTGCACAGAGGGCTGGTATCGGTATTAACGCGGGACGGATCAGAGGGATCAACAGTAGAATCCGTGGCGGCGAACAACAAAGGAACAGAAGACAACAGAGTCAGAAAACTCGACTACAGCATCCAGTTAAGTAAGTTATTCTATGAACGCTTTATCCAAAATAAGGAAATCTCGTTATTTTCCCCTCATGATGTTCCTGGTTTGTATGAGAGTTTTGGGACCCCTAAGTTTGATGAGTTATATAACCGTTACGAATCTGATGAATCAGTCCCCAAGTCAACAATTGGAGCACAAGAATTAATTCTTGATCTACTTAAGGAGAGAGCAGAGACTGGTAGGATTTATATTATGAATATAGATCATTGTAATGAGCACTCATCATTTAAAGATAAGGTAGAGATGAGTAACCTATGTCAGGAGATTACTCTTCCCACTTATCCTATTCAACATATAGATGATCATCTAGGTGAGATTGCTCTTTGTATTCTATCAGCAGTCAATGTAGGAAAGATTAATTCAGATAAAGAATTAGAAGAACTTTGTGACCTTTCTGTAAGAGGATTGGAAGAATTGATAGACCATCAAGAGTATCCTGTAAAGGCAGCAGAGATAGCTACAAAGTCTCGTAGGTCTCTTGGAGTAGGTTTTATAGGTCTAGCACATTATCTTGCTAAGTTGGGTCATAAGTATGAGTCACAAGAGGCATGGGATGCTGTGCATGGATTAGCTGAGTCTTTCCAATACTTCCTTATTAAATCATCTAATGAGATTGCTAAAGAGAAAGGATGGTGTGAGAATTTTGGTAGGACTAAGTATTCAGATGGAATCTTACCTATAGATACATATAAGAAAGATGTAGACGAGATTTGTTCTCAACCACTGCAACATGATTGGGAATCTCTTAGGGCTTCTATACTCAAACACGGATTACGGCACTCAACATTGTCCGCACAGATGCCTTCGGAGAGCAGCTCCGTTGTGTCAAACGCTACCAATGGAATCGAACCACCTAGAGGGTACTTGTCCATTAAGAAGTCAAAGAAAGGACCCCTTAAGCAAGTTGTTCCATCTTATGGGACTTTAAAGAATAATTATACTTTGTTGTGGGATATGCCAGATAATACAGGGTATATTAATATAGTTGCAGTAATGCAGAAATTCTTTGATCAAGCTATCAGTGGTAATTGGAGTTATAATCCAGAGCATTATGATGATAATGAGGTTCCTGTCTCAGTAATGGCTAATGATTTATTGACTACTTATAAACTTGGATGGAAGACATCTTATTATCAGAATACTCATGATATGAAGACTGATGAAGTAGAAGAAGAGAAACCAAATCTCCAAAATCTACTTGAAGAATTAAGTAATGCTAGTGAAGAGGAGTGTGAATCCTGTGCCATCTGATATAAAGGGGATGACTGTCTTCAATACTGAAGAAGTCAATACAAAGAAACAACCAATGTTTTTTGGTAAACCATTGGGAGTTCAAAGATATGATAACTTTAAATATCCTGTATTCGATAAGCTAACTACACAGCAATTAGGATACTTTTGGAGACCAGAAGAAGTATCTTTACAGAAAGATCGTGGAGACTATCAAACGCTTCGTCCAGAACAGAAGCACATCTATACGAGCAATCTTAAATACCAGATCATGCTTGATAGTGTACAAGGCCGTGCTCCTGGTATGGCTTTTATACCTTACTGTTCTTTACCTGAGTTAGAAGCATGTATGGAAGTATGGGGTTTCATGGAGATGATCCATAGTAGATCCTATACTTACATCATTAAGAATGTATATCCAGATTCTTCAGAAGTATTTGATACTATCATTAGAGATGATAGAATTTTAGAACGTGCTGCTAGTGTAACAGGTGCTTATGATGACTTTATTAATGAAGCACAGCAGTGGGGTCAGAGTAATCTGTGGAGGGATTATGATCCTACTTTAAATACATCTCTACCTGTTATAGAGATGAAGGAATTAAAACGTAAACTTTATAGGGCTATTACTAATGTTAACATTCTTGAAGGTATTCGCTTTTATGTCTCTTTTGCTTGCTCCTTTGCATTTGGCGAGCTTAAGCTTATGGAAGGGTCAGCAAAAATCATCTCCCTTATTGCTAGGGATGAAAACCAGCACCTCGTACTTACTCAACAAATCATTAACAACTGGAGAAAAGGTGATGACCCAGAGATGATTGATATTATGAAAGAGGAAGAGGAGTGGACATATAAAATGTTTGATAAGTGTGTCAATGAGGAGAAGAAATGGGCAGAGTATCTATTTAAGAATGGAAGTATGATTGGTTTGAATGATAAATTATTATACCAGTATGTTGAGTGGATTGCTAACAAGAGAATTAAAGCTATTGGTCTGAAACCACAGTATGATATTCCTCTTAAGAACAATCCCTTACCTTGGACAACTCATTGGATCTCATCTAAAGGGTTACAGGTAGCACCACAAGAGACTGAAGTTGAGTCTTATATGGTAGGTGGTATCAAACAAGATGTTAAAAAGGACACCTTCTCAGGATTTAAACTATGAAAGACCAAGGATCAATTCCTAAAGAAAGTCAGGATGAGAGATGGAATAGAGCACTTGATATTTTTATTGAGTCAGTTCATAAACCAGATTCTTCTTTACGTTCGTGTGCTCACAATCAAAAATGTTTTAATGAATTGATGAGCGTTCGCGAACATGCTATTGAATATTTGCAGACTTTGCGTAAATAATAGTGTAGCAACTTTTCTACGATCATGAATGGTAGACTTAAGAAGATTGACATGACTGCACGTCTTGAGAATATAAAGAAAGGTTTAGATGAACACTCTTGGTATCCTGAGTGGGATGATAGACAAAGAGGTGCAGCACAACGCATTCTAAATAACGCGTTGGATGTTCTTGATGAGTATGCCTATTGAGTATGAAGATATTGAATTGGAAGCCACCTCAAAGACCACAGTGGGTGAAGGAGATTATGAAAACCCCTGGATATATCAGGGTACAGCTTTTACTTCTAACCGTATTGACAATTTCTTCGGTTTCGTCTACTGTATTACAAATGACACAAACGGAAGGCAGTACGTTGGGCGTAAGTATTTCTGGAAATTTAGAACTCCAAGAGGTAAAAAGCGCAAAGTAAAATCCGAATCTGATTGGAAGAGGTATTATGGGTCTTGTCCTGAACTTAAAGAAGAGATTGAACAACTGGGTAGACAGAACTTTAGCAGAGCTATCCTCAGCTTACATAAAACAGCTGGCAAAACAAACTACGAAGAAACCAGACAACTCTTTAGTAGAGGAGTACTCACAGAAGCATTGGGTGACGGAACCCCCGCCTATTACAACAGTAACATCCTCTCAAGGTATTTCAGGAAAAACTACTTTGGAGGAGACTGACGAGATTGTTGCTCATATAAAGCAATGGGCTACTAAGAAACTTGAGGATGCTGTGACAATTGGAGAGAAAGATGCTATCTATAGGGAGTTTGAGGAGTGGATAGAATTGCAGGATGAAGATGAATGTGATATAATTAGTGTTGAATTCGAAAACGCTGACTGATATGAAAATCTTTTTAGACACAGCAGACACTGATGTAATAAGAAAGAATTTTGCTACTGGATTGGTTGATGGACTAACCACTAACCCAACTCTTATTAAGAAGAGTGGTAGAGATCCAGAAGAAGTCTATGAAGAGTTGAAAGAGATAGGTCTTCAAGACATTAGTATGGAAGTGGTTGGTACTGGTGATGAGATGGTAGCAGAAGGTAGAAGACTTGCTGCAAAGTTTGGTCCTGTAGCAACTATTAAAGTCCCTTGTACAAGGGGTGGTCTTGCTGCTTGTAGAGTCCTTTCAGGAGAAGGTATTAAAGTTAATGTAACTCTTATATTCTCTCAGGTACAAGCAATCCTTGCATCAAAGGCAGGTGCTAAGTATGTGTCACCATTTGTAGGTAGAGTAGATGATAATTCTTTTGGTGGTATATGTTTGGTAAAGGATATTGTTAATGTCTTTAAGGAACACTTTACTACTACTGAAGTCTTAGCAGCATCTGTTAGAAACGTAAGAGATGTAGGTAAATTATTTGAGCGTGGTGCTGATATAGTTACTATGCCACCAGCAGTATTTGATAAGATGTATAATCATATCTTAACTGATAAAGGATTGGAACTTTTTGAGGCCGATTGGAAAAGTGTCACAGATAACTTGACTTCCTGACCATTCTCTCTTATACTAAGAGGGTCAAATAACAGAGCAATGACACTCACTTCAAAATTTAAGAAAGATTTAGATACCCTTAGGGGCGCAGTTAAAGGGGATTTTTTCCTAGACGTAAAGAATCCCAAGTTGTTTAAAAAAGTTAGGAAATATTATGAGAGAGATCTCTTTCCTCTAC